AGAGGCCAGAGGTTAATCACTCGCCCTGCCGCGTTGCTTTCAATAAATGTGATTGACCTGCCGCCCGTAAACACTTGCTCATAAGAATACTTCCGAGCGTCAAAGCTGCTGGTTTCATCGTTCCATGAGTCGTGCAGGATTCTGGCAAGCGGACTGTCCACCTTTACCCTGCCGCCCTCTGTCTTTTGGTAAAGATTTAGCGGAAGCCCGGCCATAGTGCCGCTGATAAAATTCACCGCGGCCCAGATGGCGGGGACGCCCATGGCTTTATCAATCGTCACATTAATACCCGCAGCACTAGCCCCGCCAGATGCGCCCAGAAAATCCAGAATATGCGCAGACGAAATGGGCACGGTCGGGTCTTCCACCGTTGCCCGCTGCTCCGGTTCTGCTTTCTTGCGATTCCAGAAGGCCATGGTTTATCCCAGTATTGAAAAGGTTTCGTCTTCCCAGGGGGAGACAGGGGTTGTTTCTTCAGTGGACTGCATGACACCCACCGCCATCAGCAGTGCAACCATGTCGTCGATCTTGTCAGCAGAGCGTTTCTTGTCCGGTGCCATGTTCAGGTTTTGGTCACGACGGCTGACGATGTTTGATGCGCACCAGTTCAGTAATGGGTCGCCACCGTGGGCGAGCTTGCCGGATATGTAAGCCCGCTCCAGCGCTTGCATTGCCGGGTGGTATGACTTTGGGCCTTGGATGAACTCGATCATCGGAAGCTCTTCAGCTACCAGCCGGTTAACCAGGTCGGTTGCGTTCCATTTGTCATAGGCCAGTAACTGAACATTGAACCGCTCGCAGGCTTCAAGAATGTCCTGCTCAACAATGGCGTAATCGGTTACGTTGCCTTCGGTTTGCTTTAGCAGGCCGGACTCAGCCCACGCCGCGTAAGGCACAGTCCCGCGCTCTGTCCGGTATGCCACGGCGCTCTTGGGAGCCCAGCGCCAGCCGTGCGTATAGATGACGCCATCGACATTCCAGGCTAGGCGCAGAGCTGCAATGTCTGCTGTAGATGCCAGATCGAGCCCGCCCCAGCAGGGGTAATCTTCGAGCCAGTCAAGATCAACCGGGCCAGAACATGCCTGCCACTTGGTCAGATCAATCCAGCCATCAGCCGTAGAGGCCGGCCGATTGAGCCGCTTGATTCGAAACTCGGCCAACTTGCTTGGCATCTGCTTTGCTTCAATGGCTTCTTTACGTATCGCATCGAGCAGGTGCGGGTTAACGTCCATCAGTGGGTTGGCTTTTATCCAGACTGATTCATCGAACTCGTCATCAGCCTTGATGCCCATCGTTTTGTCGTCATCATCCACCGCGTAAAACACCACCAGAAAGTGGTCGGCGGTATTTTCAAACAGGCCCGAAAGCAGCCTTTTAGCGAACTGGCGAATCTCTGCCCATGGGCCGGGGTTGGTGTAGCCTTCCGTTGTCGTGTAAAGCCACAGCGGATTGGCCCTGGCGCCGGCCGCCGACGTTAAGACGTTCAGAAGATCCGCTGTCTTGTGGGCGTGAATCTCATCCAGGCCGACGTGTGACGGGTTTAAGCCGTCCTGTGTTGACGCCTTGGAATGGATCGCCTTGAAACTTCCGCCTGTTTCGAAGCGAGAAATAGACTTGGCCCATATCTCTAAGCCGAATGCGTCGCGCAGATCGGGCGTTTTCTCGACCATTCGCTTGGCAGTGTTGAAGATAATGGACGCTTGAGGGAACGTGGTCGCCGCGCTGATTACCTGTGCGCCCTCTTCTGGCTCGCAGCACAGACAATAATTCAGGATGCCGGATGCCAAAGTAGACTTGGCGTTCTTCCGAGCCACTGCAAAAAGTGACGACGTGTACCTTCGGGCGTGAAATTTTCCGCTATCGCCCCACCCTTCAACGTGTGTTGCCTCGCGTTTTCGGAAGCCGAACAACTGCACCACAAAGAAAATATGCGACGGGTGCATGACTATGTTCGGGGTATCCCACTTGCCCTCGACGTGCGGCAGCTTCTCGATGAAGTCGCAGGGATCGTTTGCGTGCCATTTATCAAAAATGAACGGGCAGTCTTTGCGCTTCGCCCGCTTCAGATCATCAAGAAACCGCTGTGCAGCCTGGCGAATCAGCTTGCCGTTGCGCTTTCGCCTCTTGTCTCTGACGGCTGCGCGAGCGTAATCAGTTGCAATCTTTGCGTAATCAGGCACCGCGCTTGCCGTTCGCAGCGAACTTGTTCCCCTTTAAGCCTTCCGCGCCGGCTGGATTTACCTTGCCTCGGGCAACAGGGGACAGGCCAAAGTCGTTTTCAAGGTTACGCAGGGTGCCGATTAGGCTGGCCGTAGGGGCTTCACCTGCAGCGTAAAGCTGAACTATTTTCCCATGAAGTGCGCATAGGTGAGCCAGGGCGCCAAGGTCTGCCTCGGTCAGCAGTTTGTTCGCAGTGAGAATTGACGCCAGCCGATCCCACTCTTTTACAGCGTGAGCGTTTGGCATCCAGTCAGGCGCATCGGGAATAGAATTAACAAGTGGAATATCAACAGATGCCGGCGCCTCACGATCCTTTCGCGCAGTCCCGGCGACTGCCTTCAACTGTGCGGGCTTGCGTGGGTTGGCCATAGCGTTCTGATTCTCCAAATTCGGTTTTGTTGAACTGACTGTGCAAAAAAAAGGCTATCCCAATGGTGTCCAGCGCGCAGGCTATGAAAGACTTACCCGCCCCCTCCCTTTTTAGAGATTGCGAGCCGCCTTGGCCTCTCTCGCGGTCTTTCTTTTGTGACATGGCACACATATACCCTCAAGGTTGTGCGCCTCGTCTGTGCCACCCTGAGCCCTGTTGGTGATGTGATCGACTTCTTTTGCCTGTGACACTCTCGACTCTCTCATACACTGCTGACAGAGGTAGTTGTCACGCTCGAGTATTGCCTTGCGCTTACGACGCCATGGCCTTCCTCCACGGTCACTTCCCCATGTCTTACCGGGTGCAGAGTGCTTCTTTGTGGTTGCGTGGTGTACGTGGTGAGATTTTGGTCTGACTGGCACTAGATCGGGAATCTTACGAAATCTATCGTATCAGGCTTAAGCCTTATTCCTCGGAGTCTGCCTCCCTTATCTGTGATTCGGGCATACACGCTATGCAGCCCAGTCTCAGTAATATCTGTACTTCTCACGCTGAGCACAAAATAACCATCGACTAGGGTTATGCCGCTGCCAAGAGTCTTTGTTACTGAAAATTCATCGCGCTCTATGCGGATAGTAATGGCGTCAATATCATCAATGGTGAAGCCCGAGGCTATGTCAAAAGCAATATCGACATCTGTGCTTATAAACTCGCTCATAGTCTCGCCCTAGATTGACATGCTGAATCGGTTGCTTGAGATCAGTGGATCAACCGGGGCAGCGTCAGGATTTATAAACGTAACCGTCCGTTGTGCTTCTGAGACATTGCCTGACCTATCAGTGGCCCTGTATATCCGCTGCTGTGGGGTCAAAATACTATTGTCTAACGTGCCGATAATTTGAATATCTTCTACATCAAAATCACCATCTGCATTGTCAGTTGCAGAGTAACCGGGATCTTGAAAGGTAGACCCCAATACCGGGGTTGAGTTGCCGCTGGTCAACGTTATGACAGGTCCAACAGTATCGGCCAGGGTGGTCGTGATAAACGATCTGACCACGCCGCCAACGGTTATAGTTGTTGTGCGAACTCCGTTGTATCCGCCGCTGGAAAACTCATCGCTTGACTCATGGTGTAGTCGAATGCGGTGGTTTAGTCGCCCGTTGGTAGCTGTTGACGCTTGGGCGCCGTATGTCTCACCGCCGTCTGTCGATATCGAATACTGGCCGCCCGTTACTGTAATGGGCACATTAGTAGCCGCGTCTACGCCTTGAATCGTGACTGGGGATGAGACTTGCGCAGCGCTTCTAGCCACACCTGTGAGCGCCGGGAAAGAGAACTCCGAAGGCGTGATATCAACGGCGGGCGATGTGGTCACCGTTCGAGTTGTTGCAATTCCAGGCGTGCCGTTTTCGTTTACGGGCCGGATCGCCACCACGTATTCGGTTGCAGAAGTAAGCGCTGTAAACGTGGCAGGGCTTGAGGTTGTCGCCCAGGTGCCTTCGTCTAGCCGGGCTTCAAAAGACTCTGCGTCTACGCCGGAGTAACTGAACTCCACGGTGATCGTGGTGCGCGTTACTTCAACTGACTCAATAACGACGTTTTCATCGGGCAGCGACTGCAAGCTGCCGGTTGTGATGGTGCGCTGGTAAAAGTTGCCATCGTTGTTGATGTAATAATAATCAAACGTGCCTTCAGCCGGGGCGCTCCAGTTTAACTGGGGGTCAAATGCGCCCTCTGCGGTGAACGTCAAAGCCTGCTCACCGGTTTCAGGCGGGCTACTCCATCCGTCTGTTAAATACTCGTCTACTGGCTCCTGAACAATCGTCAGCGTCATATCCGCAGGCGGCGCGTAGGTCGCAGTGCCCGTTCCAGTTTCAGATTCTACCTCGATTTCTGCGAGCACAATTTCAGTACTTGATAGTACGTTCGACTGGTTGCCCGCATCGTCCTCGTGCATCGCGTGAACGTAGTAGCTACCCGTTGCCAGAGTCAGCGTAAGCGGTTGATCGCCGGTTTGGGTGACGGTGGTGATGCCTTGAGCACCAGCGCGAATAGTCGGCTTGTCTTCCGTGGCGTTGCCCGAAGCAAAATAGTAAACGCCGCCGTTGTCTTCGTTTGTATTGACGGATACCGCAATACTGTCAGGGTCAGTCCCCGCAGCCGTCAGCGCCGAGATGATCGGCGCGGTGGTGTCAGCCGTGGCTATCGCAAAGCTATCCGCCTCGATGACGCCCGCAGTCGTGATGTGGTGGATCGCGTATGTGCCGTCGGGGCCGGTAATAACACCGTCCACGCCAATCGTTAGCGCGTTTGCACCCTCGATCTGACTGCCAGCGGTTGGAGTAGTGGCAAATGCAGCGCTTCCGGCCCAGCTAGTCAGGGTGACCGCTTGACGACCGGCTGCCGGTGCGTAGGTTGCCGTGACGGTAGCCATTACGTGGTCAACTCAATGGTCACATCACCGAATAGCAGTGACGTGCCCGCCGTTACCGCTTCGGCAAGCGTTGGCATTGTGCCGGGACATGTATACGGTCCTGATCCGTTGATCGTGACCGGCACCGTTATGCTACTCCCGGCGCTGTCGGTAAACGTAGCCGGGGATACTGGCGGCGATGAAAAGTTGGTTGCGGTTAGTGTAAAGCTGGAACCGGGTTGGAGGGTGTCGGTAGTATTAACAGTAGGACTGGTTGACGCACCGCGAATAGCAAATGTTCCAGCATAACGACTAATCAAGTCCGTTTCACTTTCCCAAGTCACCGAACCCTGGGTTAGCCCTGAGAGTTCTTTGTACGCGGTGCCGACGTTGATTCCTCGGTTTCCACTTGCATTCTCAAGGTTATCCGTTTTTACAGTGTAGCCTGTCGGGGTGGTTCCAAATGTACGGGCAGATCGACCGGATACCGTCCAGTCAAAAACTAGGTGCTGGTC